TGCTGCTGCAACTGGCCCGCTTGGCTGATGCCAGAAAGACCGAGCTGACCTGCTTGCGCTGCTGCTTGCTGCTGCTGCTGAGCCTGCCGGACAGCCCCGAGTTGTGCGCCTGCCTGCTGCAACTGGCCCGCTTGGCTGATGCCCGCAAGACCCAGCTGACTTCCCTGCAAAGCGCTCGATTGGGCGAGCTGTTCTGCAGAAAGACCGAGCTGGCCCGCTTGGCTGGCGGCCTGCAATGCTGTGCCCGCGCCCGCCTGCCCTAGCTGGCCCAGAAGACCCGCCGCTTGCTGCTGGCGCCCTTGCTGCTGTTCAAACGCCGCTTGCGCACGCTGCGCGGCAGACTCAAACCCGCCTGCCCGCATTTGGGCCGCGGTCCGCGCCTGCTGGTCCAAAACATTGCGCTGCAGTTCTTGTTCGGCCACGGCCTGACGAGACCCGCCAAAGGCACCTGCGCCGACGGCTTGGGCCCGCAGCCCTGTGCCCGCGATATCCCCTTGGCGACGAATATCCCCCAACGCTTGCTGGACTGCCGCGTCTTCGAAACCGCTCATAAACGGTGAAATCTGGCTTGGATCAAAGCCTTGGGCCGATCCCATCAACGTGCCGATGCCCGCTTGCGCGGCCTGCTGACCAAACCCGCCTGCGCCCATAAGCGCTTGCTGCGCTGCAGAAGTGGACTGACGCGCGCGCTGCGCGGCGATGTCCGCTCCAGCTTGGCCAAACCCGACCTGGCCCTCCGACTTGCCCCGCCAAGTTTCCGAGGGCCTGCGCGCCGCCAAAACCGGCTTGCTGGCCCATCGTGCCAGCACCCATCAAGCCTTGCTGCGCCGCGCTGACTTGGCCTCCGACTTGCCCCGCCAAGTTTCCGAGGGCCTGCGCGCCACCAAGCGCGGCCTGCTGGCCCATCATGCCCGTGCCCATCAAGCCCTGCTGTGTCAAAGCAGCCTGTTGCCGTGCTTGCGCAGAGGCAAAGTCTGACCCCGCTTGCGCCGCCCCACTTGTCCGCCAACCTGCCCAGCGAGACCGCCAAGAGCCTGCGCGCCGCCGAAAGCCGCTTGCTGGCCCAAGCCAACGCCGCCCATCATTGTGTTCAGACCCTGAAACCCAGTGCCTGTGCCAAGCTGCGTGGCCTGGCCCAGCCCTGCGCGGGCCGCGGCCTGCTCTTGGAAAGGGAAATTACGCGTTTGGTCGGCCAGCTGCTGCGCTTGCCACAGCATTGGCTGCGCCGCTCCTGTGGTTTGCAGCGCATGCAGCAGACCGGGGATGCCCATGCCGGCAACCTGCTGGCCCTGACCCAAAACATTCAAGCCGCCTTGCAAGAAAGGGGCGAACTGCCCGACACCTTGCTGCGCCTGCTGCAATGCGGCCATTTCGGCCTGACTCATCAACTGACCGTTCGGGCCGAGGCCCGCGATTTGATAATCAGGAGGCCGCGTGTTCGCTGCCCGATCCCGGTCAATCTGCGCTTTCACGCTTTCCAGCATCCCCAGGCGCTGCGCCTCGAGCCGTGGATCAAGGCGGGTAATCTGGGTTACGGTAGAGTCGCTCATGCTACGGCCCCTCCGCCCTCAAAATTTCGCATCATGTCATACATGCGCTTTACCCCTTGCCCGCGGTTGCCGTTCCCCGCGCCGCGGACAGCGCGGGCGGTCATTACAAATTCGCCGTCAGACAGCATGGCTGGGATGTCGTCGGATGTCCCCGTGCCGGGGCCCGAGATAGCGCCCATCCTGCGAGGGAAGGTCTGCATTTCGCCGCCTTGCGCCGCAAACTGCATCGGCTGGGCCCCGTAGACAGACTGTATTGGATTCCCAAACCGGTCAAAGCCGAAGTTTTGGTTGTTCGCTTGCGGCAACGATCCCTGCGCCATCATATTTTGCATCGACGGAAGAGCGTCAGGCTGTTGGAACTGGGGCACATTGTAGTTCGACATCAGAGTTGGCGCCCCTGCTGACGGGGCTCCAATGATTTGAGAGTAATCAACCTGTCCTGGGATCACAGGCTGCATCGGCGAGGGGACCACGATCTGCGCATAATCCAACGGCGGGGACTCCATAGGCTGAATCATAAACTGCTCTGGGTTTTCCTCAAAGCGGCGCTCGCCTGTATCCTCGGGGTCAAATCCTGGGACACTGGCGAACTCTGTTTCAGGGACGTCAAACATGCCCGTGGCCGCACCAAGCGCCAAGCCGCCCGCAATGGGCAGGCCGAAGCGGGACAGAAGAGACCGCGCGGGCTGCCCAGACGCCATTGCACTTTCGATCACAGATTGTGGCGCGTTTGGATACGCCGACCGCAGGCGTTCGAACTCTGCTATGCGGGCTTCGCCGGACAACGGCGCGTCGCCCCGACCCATCAAGCGGTCCAGCACAGACGGCTGCGCGCCAGAACCAGGCGCGGCGGGCGTTGCAGGCGTTGCAGGCGCCTGTGGCGCACGACCCATCAAGCGGTCCATGAACGGCGCTTCGCCACTGACACCGCGCTCTGCCGCCAAAGCTGCAAAGTCTGGGCCCTGATACGCGCTGAAGATGCCGCGTTCCGCGATCCGCGAACCGAGGCTGCCGAACACATTGCTTGGAGAGATTGCCGCGCCAAGCGCGGCTTTCGCGCCTTGGAACGCGCCAACGCCTGACTGCACACCTTGGATGGCGCCCGAGGCCCCCGCAAAAACACCGCCTGAAATACCGCCGTAAGCCGCAGACTTGAGAATATCTTTTGCTGAACCGCCGTTGATCGCTGTTGCCGCTGCGGACCCCAACGCTGAACCAACAATCGGCCCTAATATCATTGCTCCGATGATCGGCAGGACGATAGGCGCCACTTTCTTTATGACGTTTACAACGCCTTTCACGATCTTCTTCACGGTTCGCGCAATTTTCTTAAAGAAGAACTCGCGCTGGCCGGTAAACGGGTTGATCGAGTTCGCGTCCGACCCCACGATATACGCGTTTGGGTCAGCACCTTCCGCAGCAATCCCACGCATGATCGCGGCCCGCAGTTCAGGATTGTTTTCCACAACCTCCCGCGGCACCATCATCTCGCGCTCTGAAGCGTGGACCACGAAGTTGTCGCCGCCGCGCCCCATTTGCGCCATGCGCTCCGCCGTGTCCCGCATCGAGTTGATGCCGGACTGCGACCCGAAAGCCAAACGGCTGTCATCCATTTCGTCAATGTTTGATGTCAAAAAGAAGCAAGTCCCCCTTCGGGTATGCTCATTCCGTTGGCGTCGTCCATGACAGGCGTCCTCTGCAAACTTGTGTGGCACAGTGGTTTTTATAGAGGCGCTGCGAGCCTCTGCGCCAATATCCGCGACGTGCTGCGCCCACCATATCAGATGTTCTAATACGGTGCAACGAAAGGCTATAATTGAAGCTGAGAGACTGCAACAAGCACCGATGGCGCGGCAGGGGAAAAGGCAGTCGCCGCAATCGCATCTAAGGTGACGTCCGTGCTGTCCGCAGCCCAGTAAAGCTCGACGTATTCTGTCGCTTGCAACGAGATCGTGTAATTCAACGAAATCGGCGTGAAGCCCCCGTTGATGTCGACAGTGATAATGCGGGTGCTGTCGGCGACGTTCGCGCCGTTCTTGCGAAGCCAGAAATAGACATCCTTGTCGCTAGCACTTCCCGACGTAAGCTGCAGCTCAGCAGCTATGCTGTAAAAGCCCGCCTGTGCCACAACTAGGCGCGACGTTGGCGTGCCGCGCGTTACGCCGTTTGAGGACAGCGTGTTGTTGAGCGTTATGGCCGTGGCCGTATTGGTTGCCGCGAGCGTCTGATCCGTCGTCGCGTCGAAGCTCCCGTAGTGCAGCCCCATTGGGATGACCGGCCGGACCATGATCTCGCCGACTGTGGCATCTACCGTCAGGACTGCTGCAACCGCTATAACCACGTCAGGTGCCGTTGGTCGCGCCTTGGTGAAGGCCCCCGCCGTGTCCGGCGATGCGTATAGGATATCCCCTGCTACCCATGTTTCGCCCACCGCCGTGCCCGTGGTATCGAGGCCGCGCACCTTGCCGTACACGGTGACCGGTCCCGTAGCGCCGTCCACCATTTCGAACGTCGTAACGCCGACAAAGAACAGCTCTGAAATGCTATTGTCGGCGATGTAGGGTGCAATCTTGATCTCGCCACCGACGCCCGCAAAACCAACAACAGACCCGTTGGGTATCGTCACACCGGTGTCGTTGGAGACTCGCATGTAGGTCTCGAAGCCTATCTGCTGCACCACGTTGTTCAAGTGCTGCAGGTTAATCGTGTCTTCGGCGATGTTGTACGACAGGATGCCCGTGTCGACGTTGCCTGTTTCTTGGGTCACTGTCAGAGACGTCACGCGATCCGGTCCGGGCACTTGACTTTGCTGCGCGAACACCGCGAAGTTCCGCACCAGCTGCGAGAAGTACGCCTGATTGTATTCCGCGGGCGGGCTCGGGAAAAACGGAATAGGGACACTGCGACTCACGGCCTATCTCCGACCATCAGTGCGCGCGTCAATTCGAGGCGATCCCAGCCGCCACGCGGTATCGACCTTGTTGGATGCAATTTTCAAAGCTACGGCCCTGCCCCGCAGCCGCACAAAAGTCTGTTGCGTAAACTGCTCCACAGGGACCGGAACGCTGCGCGCCACAGGGCTTGGCTGGTCTCCAAAAAACGCCCCGCCAGGGAAGTTTTGCGCCGTCAAAGTAATCGTTGCCAACGGGCTGTTGCTGCTGCTCCGGAACGTCAGATCAGGGATCAGGCGGCTGACAAACATGAACTGCTCCCCGTCCCCCAAATCAATCGGCGTGGATTGCACAAAAGCGTTCAGCGCGGTCGGCGGGTTGGTCGACCCGTCGTTGAGGCCAGACTCGTGGCGATACAAAATCCCGTCTCGGCCCGCCGCGATAGGCGTCAGCGACGTGCCGCGGTCAATCCATGCTGTGCGCGGCAGCGTGCCATAATACCAAATCTGGAGAGCATAGTTGTAGACGGCATATCGGGTGCAGTCCCCAGATGTCGTGCAAGGGTAGAACCACCAGATTTCCGAAAAAGACGCGTTGTGGCCCGCGAACACCAAGTCGCGGCGCTCTTTATCAAAAGTCTGGTCAAAGACGTATTCTTTGATCGGGCAAGGTATCTCCCGCACGACCCCGTCATACATGTAGAACTCGCCCAAGCCCATCCAGTACACGACGTCATTGGCGGACACCGCGCAATTCGGCCCTGACACAGACAGCCCCGAGGCAACCTCCCGAATACCGAAAGTAAACGGGGGCCCGACAAACTGAATGACGTGGGCAGACGAGTCCGTCAGCACCACCATTTGCTGAGAGGTCTGTTCCGCTGCAACAATCTGGTTCCCCGAGCTGATGCGCAAATCACCCGCCGTGTTGGTGGCAGTAGGCGACCAATCAAGGAAGTTTTCCTGCGACGAAAACCGGATCAGCAGCGGATCAAGCGTGCCGCCGAACAAAGGAGTGCAGCCAAAAGCAATCACATGCCGGTCCTGCTCTGACAGGCGCACAATGTTCGCTGCCACAGGCACTTCGTTCGCCCCAGCAAGGGTCGAGATGTTCACAGCACGGTTAAGCAGGCCGCCCGAAATATCGTAAAGGTACAGGCCGCCCCCGCGCGGGTTGATGATCAAATCCTCCCCAAACGTCGTGTGCGACCACAGCCGCAAGCTCTCGCCAGAAACAGTGACGTTCGAAGGGTCGCCCCAGCCGCCCGCGCTCCACGGGCCCGCGCCCCAACCGTCGCCCCGAAACGAAGTGGGCAGCCCAGTGTTTATCTGATATGCGCCGACAGTGCTTGCGCCGCCGTTGCCCGTGTCCGACGCATTTGCCGTCACGCCCAGCGTGATTTCATAACTGTCGTCGTCGATGACATCGGTAACTTGAAACTCAGCGTTCAGCACCACCTCGTCTACGTTCCCGCCCAACGTGGCGGCGCCCGAAAACGTCACGTAGTCGTTGAGCCGCGCACCGTGGTCCACGTCCGACACAACAAGAACATCCGAACCGTTGGTCGCGGCAAACGTCACGTCGCCCGCGGCCGTTGTAAGACGAATCGGGGTGATGTCAAAAAAGCCGCCGCCGCGCTCGATGTAGTATTTCAAGTGCGTGCCGACCCCGACAAAGTTTGTTCCTGTCAGGGTAGCCCAGTTGATAAGCGCGCGGCACACGCCCTCAAACTGCAGGGTCGACGCCTTCTGCCACCCGCCAATCGTTTCAGGAAACCCTGCGCGAAACCTGATCTTGTCGCCGTCAACCCAGCCGCCCTCATTCGAATAAGGCGTGACCTCGCGGTTTATGCCGGGCTGGAACTGGAGTTTGGTCAGCACGTTTTATCTCCCGCATTCGGCGTCAAGCTGCTGCGCGGCAGGCGTCCCCGTGGATGCCCGCTCGATATCGTCTTCCTCGCACCGAGCGCCATACTGGATTTCGATGAGGCGCAATAGGCTGTCGGTCGGGTTGGAAAGATGGTGCCACGCACCCTGCGGGATTTCAACGGTGCCATGTTCGCCCAAAATGTGTGTGCTGTTGCCCACGCGTGCCGCAGCTTTTCCCTCGGCCACATGCCAGTGCTCGGCGCGGTCCGCGTGCCGTTGAAGGCTGAGCGACATGCCCGGCTCGACCACCAGTTCTTTGACCTTGACACCGGGCGCTTCATGCAGAACGCGGTAATGGCCCCACAGCCGCTCGGTCCGCGGCGCGCGCCAGTCTTGCAGTATCCAAGAGGATGAGTTCTTCTTGTCCGTGCCGCCCACGCCGAAGACAAAGGACACGCCCGCAACGGCCATCTCAGGTATATTCTCGCTTGTGCGGTCGCCGCCGTTGGCAAAAACAATCGCGTCCTTGGGGTACATGGCTTTCACGGACTCAATCAGCTTGACCGCCGTGCCGTCTGTATCATCAAACGATACAGCCTCGTCCACGCAGCGGAGCGCACGAATAAGCGCGAGCCGCTCCTGCAGCGGCATGAAGGCTTGGCTCTTTTTGATGATAAGCCAAGCGTCGGAATTAACCCCAACGATCAGTCTGTTGCCCAGCCGCGCGGCTGCCGTCAGGTAGGCCACATGCCCAGAGTGCAACGGGTCAAAGCCGCCGCTCACGACCACGGTCACGTTCTTAGGCATAAGATTTCTCCTCCGTCAAAGCCGATCCGCTGGCGTCGTTGATCTGTCGCTTGATCTCGGCGCGCCGGTCGTTGGTGATGTAGACTGCACGGGCAAGCTGGACGAACTCATCGTCAAACTCCCCCAGCTTTTCTTTTACGCGGATGCGGTCCTCAATGTCCCACAGCGCCTCGTTCACGGTCTTGAGACTCGCCTCCATGTCAGAGAAGCGATGATGCTCTGCCGCAATAAGTAGCTCGGCCAGCTCCTTGTGGACATTGGCCAGTTTGCGTCCGTCGGTGAGGCGCTCAGACTTGATCTGCAAAATCGAGATTTTATCTAAAACCTCACCGACGGACGCAGGGACTTTAAGCATTGGCAGCGATGGCGTCGTTGAACGGCTTCAGGTCAAAGCCTGTGGGCCAGTCTTTTGCCACGATGATCGACAGGTGGTCGACGTTGCGCTGCACGGTGCCGGCCCAGTCTTCGGCGCTGTCGCCCTCTGGCTGGCCGTTGTTCAGCAGGTTCACGCTGTCCATTGCGGCGTTATAAGTGCCTTCCCAGTTTTCTTCAGTCATGTCGCGCCCTTTCAAGCAGTAAGACAATAGACATTGACAGATTTGTCTTTGCCCTTCGTGATGAGATTTTTATACGCCGTCACGACCGCATCAGGGTCGATCAGCGCATTGCGAGGATCGTTGGGATCGAACTTTGTTTCGTCCCACTTGCCCTTCATGTGGAAGTGCAAGTTCGCGTTATGGCCGTAGCCAAACTGGGTCCAGCGGGTGCTGCCCCAGATCACCACACCGCGCTTCCCAGCCGATGCGGAGAAGTGCTGCAAGCTGCTGTCGATGCCGATAAAGCCTTCAGCCTCTTTCAACAGTTCGTGGACCACGGCCCAATGCTCAGCGCATTTGAGTGTGCCAGCATAGCCTGGCTCGTTCGGCAGGGTGCAGTCGATGATCGTGACGTTCGGGTATTCCGAGCGCAGCCGGTTGACCACTTCCTGCGCCATGTAGGCGGGGTAATTGCGACCGGGGTTGTGGCTGAAGTAGTTGTTGGTCGCAGACCAGCCCACGGGGGTTTGACCGCCGGAGAACTGCACCATCAGGTACTTGCCCGTGACGCCGTTCTTTTCCAGCCACTCGGCTGCACGCTCCTTGAGGTGCGTGGTGTAGATCTTCGGCACCATTGTGGGATCGTAATCGACACCGAACAGATCGCAATACGATTCGATCAGGTGCTGCTTGCCCAGAGCGAAGTTGCTCTTGTACGGCTCGCAGTACAGGACGTTGTCGCTTTTCATGATGCGCGGATCGTTCAGCGGCAGAGACTGCTCATAGGCCATCTCCACATCAGGGTTGAACGCGAACACGTCGATATACGGGGTGTAGACCTGAATGCCTCGGCCAGCCTTTTCGGCCAGCTTCGGGATCAGGGCTGTGAAGGCGGTACACTTTCCGATACCGCCCTCGATGACGTAGGTATTAAGCATTTTTGAGTTCCTCCATCTCTGCGCGCAGACGGTCGACCTCGGCGGTCAACTCCTGCACGGCCTTGACCAGAATTGGGATCAAGTGAGACTCAGTATATTGCAGCTTTTCGGGGTTGTCGGCACTAATGATGACGGGGGCGTCCCCTTCGAGCGGCAGGATGTCTTGGGCCAAGAAGCCGTAGCGGCGCTTGCCGTCGGTTTCCACACTGTCGCGGCCACCCTTCTTGAACTGATACTCGGTGGGCTTGAGGGCGCGCACAAAGTCCAGCCCGTGATCGAGCGGCTTGAAGCAGGTCTTGTCCCGGCAGTCAGATGTCGCGGTCCACGCCACCTTGATGAGAGCGCAGGTATGGGCGTCGTTGCCCATGACGATGTAGTCGCTCTCGGTGGTGATGTTGCAGATGCCCGCGGGGGTAGAACCAGTGCGGCCTGCGTTAACGCCGATGCCGATGTTGTTAACGCCCGTGGTGTTGCTGAAGAGGGCGTTGAGGCCGGAGGCGGTGTTGTTGGAGCCCGTGGTGTTGCAGCGAAGGGACGCAGGACCCCGAGGCGGTGTTGTTGGAGCCCGTGGTGTTGCCAATAAGAGAAAAAGCACCTAATGCCACGTTCGACGTGCCAACAGGATAATCCCCGTCCAGCTTGATCGTGCCGTTGGCCTCGAGGTTCGTGAACGTGCCGGCCGCGGCACTCGCTCCGCCGATGGTCGCGCCGTCGATCGTGCCGCCGTTGATGTCGGTTGTGGTCAAAACAGACGAGGCCACCGTCAGCACGCCAGTGCTGTTGGCAATCGTGGCAGACGCCGTGCCGTCCTTGGCCTTGATGTTCGTGACCTCAAGGTTGGTGGTGTCTACAGTCGTGGCGTTGACCGTGCCAGTGAACGTGGGGCTTGCCAGCGGAGCTTTGGTACCCAACTGCGTCTGGATAGCTGCAAGGTCTTCAGCCGCTACCGACACATACACCACAGCAGCGCCTGTGAGGCTCAATAGAGCGCCTGTCGAGCTTTCCCCTAACGTGCGTGACAACGTAGTCCCAGTGGCCGTATAGGTGCCTGTGCCGATCTCCCAGTTGGTGCCATCTTCAATGACGTAGCGAACCACATCAGCGTCAACCACGCCAGCATCAGCAAAGGTCTGGTAGCCACTCTCAGCAGAGCCAAGTGTGATTGTACCAGTGCCTGTAGTAGAGGTTCCGACTTTGGCTCTATTTACGAGAGTGACCATGTGAGACTAACCTTAGACTGGATCAGGGATGCCGATAGCAACGGACGACAGCGTGAACGTGTTGCCAGATGTGACAGACTGCGATGCTGTCAGGGTGCTTGTTGCCAGTAGACGGCTGTTCACAGTGTCCACAATGGCGTAGTGGGTTGCAGTGCCAGTGCCTGTGACTGAGCCATCAGTGATAGCAGCCACGACAACCTCACGACCACCGCCAGCGCGATCTGCGGGCGCACCGATGGACAGCGAGGTACTGTTGCCCAATGTGACTGCCGCCACGTTTGCAAAGCTGGTTGCCTCGGCAGACGTGACGTGAATTGCGTTCGCTTCTGTGTCAAGAACGGTCAGGCCGTTGTCAAACACTCGGTTATCAAGAGTTGCCATGCTGGCCTCCGCTGTTAAAAGATGTGCGCACTATAGCGCGATTTTGGTCGTGTGGAAAGGTCGCTGTTAGCCAGCGTCGGGATAGGGAAACCTTGTGCGGATTTCCTCACGCTTTGCCAGCCACTCAAACTTCTGTGGCCTCACCAGCCTTGCCACTTGAAGAACAGGGGGTCAGCTTCAGCGGTGTATGCTGACTGGCGGTTGGCTTCCTGTTCGGCTTGGGCCAGTGCGATTGCGGGGTCAGGTTGTCTAATCTTGATAATCATGCCCCCACCCCATCGGTTAAATCAGCTTCATCAACAGCCCATTCATTGCGCCATTCGCGGTCTGTTGGAATGTCGGCCACGTCCACAATCTTGTAGGGCTTGCCAGTTGGCACATCCTTGGCCGCGATTTCCTCAATTGTTAAACCGCAATCGCACGGGATAATAATTGACACACCGCCTGTGCCGTTTTGGTAGATGATGCGTTGATCCATTTGGTTTCCTTTCAACGGAAAATTGCGACATTGGCATATGGGGCATCTGAATTTAAGTCTGTGTTATTATCAGAGACACCGATGCGGACGCTTCCAGACTCATAACCTGCTGCCCATCCAACAAGTACGTTTCCAGTCGCTAAGGTGCCAGTACCGCCCACTGTAACTACAGCGCAATAATTTGCATCAGGCATCGCCGTTGCAAAGTTTATGGTGTAATCACCAGCCCCCATTATCCGTGATGCTCGATACATTCCCGCTGGCCCGAATTGCCACCGTGCCAGTGCCGTTAAAAATTCACCCACGCGCGGCAAGCGTAGAGCGGAGCTGTGCCGGAAGCGTTCAGCACGTCAGGAACCAAGCCTCAATCGCCGCCTTCACCCTAGCAGGGGACACAAGGGAATCATTAGTGCTCACGCCAGACTGCCAAACAGACGTTGCATGAACGCCTAAGTACCCTATGTTTGTCCCTGATGTATTAACAACCTGCGTGTTATCTAGCACCCGCCAAGCATTCGCAGACTGATCGACATAGGCCACGTTGATCCAAGCATCGTCTGCTTCAGACCGCATCTTGAGGATGTTCGCCAATGTGTCATACCATAGCATATTTGCATATGTCGTAGCGGGCGCGGTTGCCCCAGAGTTGAGAGACGCCAACGCCTGCAATGATGCGTTCATCGCCGTGCGGAAGGCGGGGGCGGATACGTTACCAACGGAATGGCTGGATTGTGACATCAGTTATACTCCACGAGGGCCGTGAGGCCACTTATTGACGGTGTAACATTGTTTGCAAAGGATTTCAAAACAACTCTGAATCGGAAGGCCCGACCGAAGAACTCGCCCGCGCGGAATTGCTGGTAGGGCGACCACGTTGGCGCGCCAGCAGGATCGTCCGGCGTTGTTGACACGAAGAACAGCAGGTTGGTGTCAGCAAACTGCGCGGCGCCGGTAAAGCTGTCAAAAAGCCCCGGCAGGTCATCAAACAAGCCCGGCAGATCGTCCCACAGGCCAGCAGACGTATCCAAGCGGTTTACGTTCGCGTCAATGCGGACATGCGCTTTGCGGGCCGTTGACGTATCAATGACCGCAGAGAAGTCATAGGTCGCCTCAGATGGCGAAACCGAGGGGTCAGTGATCCGCAATTCGCTGCTGGCCACTGTGCAACCTGTCTTTGTGCCTGCGAAAGTCGGGCTGTCAGTCTGCGTGTCGGTGTTCGTGTAATCAGGCACCACGTCATCGGTGATGACAACGCTGGTCACGTTGGTCGAAGCCAAGCCGAACTTGTTGTAGGACCGCACCAGATATGTGCCGGGGCGCGTTGGCAAAGATGCAAAAGATGCTGGCCGCGATACCTTGTCCAGCGCCGTGGTCGCGTTGGCCCACGTTGCGTCAACCACCTCGACCGCGTGCCTGATCCGATAGAACGAAAGATCAAGATCGGTGATCGGCGTCCATTCAAGGTGCGTTGTCGTGCCATTGACCTCAGCAAACAGCGCGGTCACGTCAGATGGAACAGTCGGCTCGAAGGCCTCGATACCTGTCAGGAACTCAAACTCGCCGCGAAACCCGAAAGCGTTAATCGCCCGCGCACGGAAGTCATAGCGGTCGTCCAGCAGGTCAATCGCTTCGTAAACCCCCAACTCGCCTGTTCCCAAGCTGATGTAGGTTGAGTCCGACGATTTCTTGAACTGCACCTCAACCAAGTCAACGCCAGCAGGGTTGCCGCTGGTGACAGTGACCGCGATGATGTTGGTGATCTTCTCGTTGATAATTTGCGTCCGTGCAGTTGCGCTTACGCCAACAGCTGGCACCTCGGTGAACTTGAGCAGGTTGGTATTGTTGCTGATGATTGCCAACTCGTCGGCGTCCCAGTCAAACGCCGCTTCGCTGGTTTCGCGCAGGGTCAGCGTGACCCGCAGATCGCCAGCCTCCGCCGCGCCGAACGACCAGCCGACAACCTCAAACTCTTTTTCGTCGAAGCCATAACGCGGGTTGGTGAACGCGATAATCTCGCCAACCTCCACGTCAAAGGCGTTCAGCCCGAAGTCGGCGGTCAGCGTCATTTGCTCACGCCCACGGAAAAGGGTTAGCTTGGCCAGCCGCTGTGCCGTCGCAGCGCTGGTCGTGAATGGCAACGCCAGATCAAGCAGCGTCTCCTGCCCGCCATCTTCCGTAACAAACGTCGGGCTTTTGATCGGCGGATAGTCCGCGGTAATCCAGCGGTTGCCAGCGTCGATGAACGTCCCCTGCACGCCGTTGAACTGGTCTTGCAGGTCAACCCGTGTTGACAGGCTGATCGGGCCACGCAGATCGTCCAGCGTCAGCACTTTGGAAGGCGTAACGTAATCGCCCACGACCAGCTTCCATTTTCCAGCGCCCCAGAACAGCGATCCAGCGCAGGCGGTCATCATCGTTTGCAATACGTTGCCGTGCGTCTGACTCGCCGATGTCACGCCATTGATCGTGTATCGCTTTTCGGTGCCGCCGCCAGCAAGGGTCACGTTTTCGTCGCAGATGTTTGCCGCAGCCGAAAACACGGTGTCGTCAATCGTGCCATCGTTCAGGCCGTAGCCAGACGTGATGTAATCGCGCACGCACAGGGCGGCGTTGTTGCTGTAGGCTGTTGTGCTGGTGCGGGGATCGAACACCCGCTTGCCGCGCACCACAGCCGTTATCAGGGGCAGGCCATTGGCGAAAACGTCCTGGTCGAACTCGTAGCGGATGTAGAGATAGGCGATCCCGTTGCCGACGAGGTTAGCGTTGATCTGGCTGCTTTCCGACAGTAGGCTGGCTGGTGCTGTGGTCTGCGTGCCGTCATATTTCTGGATCCGGATCTTGCTGTTCCAAGGTGCCGACGTGACAAAGCCGCTGCCATCCAGCGTCACAACTTCATCGTTGATGTAGATATCGTTAATGCTGTCCACGGGATGCCCAGCCAGCGAGACGATCTGGTGCAGGAACTTGTTGTTCGTGCCGGTTGTCTCGTAATAGGTGATCGTGCCACCCTTGCGGACCTCGCCGTAAACGAAGTCATGCGGTGCGGCAGGGTTCTTGGCATTGACAAGTAAGCCCGACGATCCGCCAAGTCCGCCAAAGTCAGGTTTGGGCGAAAGCGCCTGCAATGCCCAAGACGTGACAAGGCTGACGCCGACGTAAGCACCAACAGCGGCCAAGCCGGTAAACCCAAGAAATGAGAAGCCAGAAATAGCTAGAGCAACGGGGGGCATATCAATTCACCTTTGCTTGCATTTTGGAACCCAGCTTTTGTCAATGTCATCCAAAGAAACGTATATCACACCACCGCGCGAAAGGAACGCGGCTTTCGTCCCGACGCAGATGCCCAATGCGTAACCGATCAGCCAACGCTCTGCCCGCTTGGTCGCCACCAGCGCACCGCGCGGCGGCACATAGTCAACGCGTCGCAGCTTGCGCTCGACCACTTCATCAAAGCTGTCCGCATTGAACCGGTCACGCAGCCGTGACGGCAGCGCAGGCTCGCCATCGGCCATATACCCGCCCACCAGGTCATCCGCATAGCCAGCGCCATGATATGCCGTGAAGGCCGCGTTGCTGAAGATCAGGCAATCATGCTCACCCCAGCGAAAGGGCTTTGACCTGACTTGGCGCAGGTAGGCGTTTAGGCGCTTTTCCGGCCCCATACGATGTCCGCATCCTGTATCGCGTTCACATAATCAAAGAAGGTGTCGCCCGCAAAGCGCGCCTTCTGGTTCTCGCTGGTGTATCGCTGGTTGCTGGCCTTGCCCGTCTCAACCAGCTTGCTGTCCACCGTCGCCGTGATCGTGCTGCTGTCGCCGCTGTCGTCAATCGGCATACGGTTGACCTGACCGCTGAACACCTCGACGACATCGGTCACGTTCACCGCGCCAAAGTAGACCCGGCAGACGCGGCGCTGATACGGCTCCTGCAATGCCAGCGACACAAGTTCGCTTGGGACGCCGCTCAGGCTGATCGTGAAGTTCTTGGCAGACAGATCGGCAACCTCGCCCAACCCCTGTATGTTCAGCAGCGATCCGCCGCCAACGTATGTCTCGCCGCTGATCGTCCGTTCGCCATATCCAGTCCACAAGCGCACATCGCCGCCATCGAACAGGAACTCCACCGCATAGAACGGCTGGACCTCCTTTTGCGCTAGTGCGGTGAGTAGACTGGCAGGAACCGTGCGTGACATTAGATAGCCTCCATCGCGCCGAAGGTGATGCCGTATTTGGCAGCCTCATCCGACGACCAGCCGGTTTCGTTGCTCGACAAGCGGAAATTGCCGACCGTGTTTGACAGAACCGCAGCAACCGATGTCCGCGCAACGCGCAACGCAGGCCAGATTTCCAGATCAACTGCCGCCCCCGTTCCCGTGTAATCAGCAAGAACCTTGTGCAAGGTTGCAGATGCTGCGCTGCCAAGCTGGATGTAATCACCCGCCAAAAGCGTCTCGCCATCCGGCACAGTCGCGCTAACTGTGTTTGCCCCTGCGGATCCGGTGACGGTGCATGATGTCGCTGTTCCGCGCAATGCGCACCCACGCGGATCACCAATCAAAAACGTGCCAAACTGGCCTCGCAATGAAAGAAGGAACGCAATCCACGTCTCCGCCTTGCTGCGTTGCATCGCTGGCAAGCTGACATCCACCTGCCACATCTGACCAGCGTATGCGTGCGCCTGCCCTGCGAACGTAAAGGGCGACATGCTGTAGGCCACCGCGTTGGTCGCGCGAAACTCCACCGACCGGATGCCGGTAATCGCGGGCAGGGTTAAAGGATACACCAAAGCCATCAGCTAAAAGCCCTTCCATATGATCCGCCGCGCCGCTTGGCGTCCACGACAGCCGCCTTTGCGCTCTCTGCGATCTGCGGCATCAGTTGCTTAATCTCAGTCCGCACGGTCTGTTGCACGCCGGTTGAAACGTTGATTGTCTGGTTGACGATGATAGACCCGCCACCGCCGACCGCGCTTTGTGCCTGCGATACACTCAGCACTCGACCCGCAGACTGCGGCACGAACAATTCGCGGCCATGCTCACCGACGACAGCAGGCTGCCCAGACCGCAACGAGCGGCCAGACGCGGCCCCAACAACAGGCGCACCCGCTGGCGCAGCAGGAAACCCAAGCGCAGACGTGATGCCGCCCACAAGCCGCTGAACGACCAGCACGCGGAACAATTCCTCAATGATCGAACCGGCCATATCCCTAAAGGCGTCTTTAGCTTTCTTAGTACCATCAACCATTGACATGAACGCGTCCTCCATGCTGCTTTCAACCATCTGCATTGTGCTTTGCAGGTTGTCCGCGTCAAAGCCCAACGCACTTAGCGCGGGGGATGCCTCAATCATTTTGGCAAGCATTTTCTCATACGCTTCAGTTGCGCTTTCTGCAGCGGGCTTAATGTCTCTTGTTGCAGCGCCGACCGCCTTGACTGGGTTCAAGATGCTGCTGGCAGCGGTCGCAGCCTCAATATATGCAGCGCGCAATTCCTCGGCCTCGATGCGCGCGGCTGTTGCCTCAACGGTAAACGGCGTTCCAGAAAGACCTGCCAATGCCTGCTGCACAAGCAAGTCGGCCTCAGAAGCAATTCTTGCGCGCTCACGTTCTTCTGCAGTGATGGATGCAATGCGCGCTGACTCGCGTTGCTTATCAATGGCATTTGTTAATATTGCCAAATCAGCTTCGCTTACGATTTGAGCAGTTTCGCCAGTTGAAGCGGGCGTTGAAGAAAATGCTGCAAGTTCAGCCCGCAATTTTTCCAAACGCTCTCGCGCCAATTCTATGCCACCAAGAGCGTTAATCGGAATGACTGAATCGGGTGATCCTGCTTCAAACAGAGCAATTTGATCCTCAAGAAGTTTGAACTGTTCGGTGGTGCTTTCAATATCATATGCGGCGCGAGCCAAGCCCATTGAGTCAAAAAAGCCTCTTACAGATGTTGTAAGGCCTGCAATTTTGCTGCTGGCAGAAAGAAGCAGCGGCATAAGCGCCAATAGGGCTTGGTTTAGATTCCCGCTAATTTCACCCGACATCTGCTGCAAGGCGAGTTCAGCGTCACGCGTTGCTTTGATTGTCTCATTGCTTAAAATGCGACCAGCCTCTTGGGCTTCTTCGCCAAATCGTCGCATCTCAGAGCCGCCGTCGGCAAGCAACGGGATCAGTGCCGTGGCATCACTGGCGATGGCTTCCATATAGAAAGTCATTTCAGCTTGGCTCAAATTTGCAGCTTCAAGGCTTTTGACATAAAGCGCCAAAGCATCCTGACCCGAAAGACGGGCGAACTGGTCCGCAGTCACGCCGACCTTTGGCGCAATGTTCTCAAAAAAATCGGCCATCGGGCCTGCGCCGGTGGCGATAAAGTCACCAATCTTGTCGTTCACATCTTTAATGATGTCAGCGACTTTATCCATTTCGAAGCCAACGGTTTGCGCGCCAACCGCAAACTTTTGAAATTCTTCGGCAGTTGTTCCTGCAATTTGGGACAGCGTAGCGATACGGTTGCCCTCAGACACAATCCGTCGCATGTGCGAAACCACAACACCGGCTGAAAGTGCAGGCAAAAGCGCGGCTGCACGCCCAGCCAGCATATTAAAAGCCTTTCCTGTAGCGGACAGACTTTGGTTGCTTTGCTTTGAAAATCTTTCAACACGCCGTTGCGAGCGTTCCATAGCCCGCGAAAACTCACGGTCGCGCGCGCTCAAGATGACGTTTAGTTGTTCCGCGCTAATGGCCATCTATCTGCCTCACCAAATCGCGGTATTGATCCGCTGACATTGCATCTTGACCGGGCTTTTTCGGGCTGTGTGCATCATTCCAGCCTTCAAACACCGTCCAAGCGTCTTTCGGGATCATATCACGGATTTCTTCAGGACGTAAGCCAATCACGATCCCGCTTTTAATCATCGAACGCACGTTCAGGCTTTTGGGAATTGGTCCGCTTTGGTCTTTTTTTTGACGCCTCATCCATTGCGTCTGGCATAAAGGCCACACCGATGATCGCCTGCGCAAGCTGGAACAGGTGCATCAGATCGCCCGGACCACATGCAGCCAGAACCTTGTCCGCATCGTGATCCTTCATGCCGCCGCCGACCAGACCAAGCGCAACTAGATCGCGGACCTCGGTGCTGGATGGTTTCTTGCCACGGCCAAAGACGCCATCCCAGAACTCAAAGATGCCCCGGTGCTTGTCCTCAAACCGCTCAATCTGACGATTGCGCAGGACAAACGAATAAGAGGTGTCGCCAATATACTCGACGACACCCCCACGCGGCGCTTCAGCCGTGATAGTCATTAAGCAGCCGTAAACGTAACGACGCCGGTGCTTTCCAGCGACAGCGAATAGGTCACGCCGCCTTCTGTCTCGCCGCCGAACTCCAGCGATGTGATGCGGAACGCGCCAGCATATGTGCCAAAGTCAGGAACAACGACTTGGAAGTTAGCCTTGTTGTCTGCGGCCATCGCCACGGTGTTCATCCGAGCCTCTGTCGTGCTGTCCTCAAAGAAACCGTCGCCGCTGACTGAAACGTTCTTCAGGCCAGCTAGGGTTTCAGTCCACAAAGCACCTTCGGGCGATGTGCAGTCAGGTGTCGTCACATCAATCGCGGTGTTGTTGATCGTGAGCGACTTGCTGTTCAATCCACACAGGTTCGCAAATGCTTCGCTATCTTCCCCGTCGCCAATTTTGACAAGCAGGGCGCGTCCAAGTTGTTTAGCCATTTTGGCCTCCATAGTTTGCGCTTGCCCACGGCGCGGGGTTAGGCGGGTTTTTCAAGCATCGCTTGAAGCGAAATGACTGCCGTGTAGCCACGACCTTCATTGTCTCTTGTAACCGAATATGTCTGGTAAATCAATTCGACCAGCGTATGTCCAGCGACCGTCACGGACGGCTCTTGCCGGTGTAGCGCATCCCTGACAGCCTCGACCATCCTAACGGCCTCCACGCGGCCTGACGCGCTGCGAGAGTGGGCTTCGATGGATATGCCCGTCAATGACCCTTCAATCGTGTCAGTGTCAAACGCGCCGGGCTCAATGTCGCCAAAGCGGATATACGGAAACGTCACATTCTGCGGCGGCTCATCGTATATTCTAGCGCCGACCAATGCAATCACACCAGTATTCGCAACCAGTGCAGCCCGCAGACCCTTTTGCAGGGCAAGTGCAAATCCATCAGCCATTTGTCACCCTCCGCGCAGCTTTGTTAACCGCTGCCTTGATGCTGGCTTTAAATCGCTTTGCCATGTGCTTCTGCATGATCCGCATATAGGGCGCTGGGGATGTTGTGCCGCGATCACCTTTTGTGCGGCCAAACTCGACCGAACCCGCCTTGATCTGGGCCTCCTTGGTTGGTGGCGCAGCCTCTACGGCACCGCGAAAGCCGTCTTGCGTGTCGTATTTCGTAAATATCCAGCCCTTTAACTCGCCGCTTTCAACGGGAACAAGCTGACGCGCCATCCGCGCACCGGCTTCTGTATTGCGACGGATCGCTTTTTCAACATCAATGCGAACAGCGTCCGGCAGATCCCGCAGTTGCTTGCTCAGTTTCTTTGCGCCGACAACCCTCACGGTGCCACCCCACGCAACAGGTGGAACTCAAGAACGGTGCCTTTGTCGTCAACCTGCATCACATCCTTGATCGCCCAGGTCTGGCCCCGAACCTGCACGCGATCCGCTGCTGTGAACGTTTCGGTAACGCTGTCTTTGCGAACCCGCATCGTGGCTGGGCCAACGTCAGAAAGCGCCCCACCTTGGATCGCCTCTTTGCCGGTGCGCTCACGCAAGTTGGCTGACCGTGTGGCCACATCCGACCAGCCGGTGTAGAGGTTGCCGTAATCGTCAACAGCGCCCTCTACAAGTTGCTGGAATGTAGCCCGATCACGATATGACCCTGCCCTAACCATACCAAGCCCTGCGGTGCATATCGACCAGCATGTCAAATCCATACGGGATGTTTGACAACTCATCCATCATCGTGTTTTCGCGGTTGTCATACCAGTGGCCGATCAGCAGCATCATTGCATGGCGCAGCGTCTCCGGCACGCTGGCAGATGTCGCCCCGTAGCCTGCTGTGTATTCTATGCGGATCGCGTCGGCCCGATCTTGCGTCACGGGCCAGTTGAACCCAGACTTTGGCCCGATCCGGGTTGTGAAGTCTGTGCCGGTGATTTCGTAGTTTGACAGCGTGTCGGTCTGCAAAGCGCCGTCGATGTCGTAATACTGGACCGCCGTGACCTCGATCAGCGGACCCATAGCAAGCCGGACATACTGCGGCGGAACGCTGTTAACCCATTGGCCCCACTTCTGCGTAATCATCGCATGACCAAGCGCGCCTTTTGCGTCTGTGTAAGACGCCGCAGTCTTGATAAGGCGGTCAATCATCAAGTCATCGTCTGGATGCTCAATGCGCAACTGTGCCTTAACCTCCGCCAGCAAGACGGGTGCAGCGGCAGGTGCCTCAAGCAACTGCAAAGCGTCAAAGCTGGCCAAGGGCTGATGCATGCTTATTCGTCCTCGGAGATTTTAGCAGCCTTGCGCGTGTACGGCTTTTGTACGGCGCGCTCGACCTTAACCGCGTCGACGGGTTCAGCGATGCCAGCAGCAATGAATCGAACAGCCTCTGCATCGTTGCAGTCAATCACGTCGCCCTGATTGTGCGAAAAGTCGATGCCTGCCATCGAAGTGAGAAGTTTGACTTTTGGCATTGTGTGCCTCCTATAAAATCAACTTAGGCAGTGGGGCAGGATAACCCGCCCCACCAAGAAGTTGATTAAGACGCCGCAGTTGCGAGGTGCTTGATCGCAGCAGTGTTGGTCAACACGCCGTCGAAACGGATGTAGCCCAAGATGCCGAAGTCAGGTGCGAAACGCTCGCGCGCAACGTAAAGCGCGGGCGCGCCGACCTTGCGGACGTAGAACTTCGACATGTCACCAAACAGCATGACCTTCGAAGAAACGCCAGAACCGACGTTGGCCATCGCTTGGTTGACGACAACGTTGTAGCCCAGCAGGTTCTGTGGAACGCCGGCTTGATAGTTGCCCATCTGCCAGAGGTAGTTGCCGTCGCCGTCCTTCAGCTTGCGCACAGCGGACAAGGTGGCGTCAGCCATCATGATCGCGGTGTTTGGCGAAGTGCGGTAAGCGGGGTCAACCGAATGGATCAGGTCGATGATCTCATCCGCAGTGATGGCGTTGGTTGCGGCTGCAACTTTACCAGCACCAGAGTTGGTCACGATGCCTTCAACGTCCGAAGAACCCGAACCGACTGTCAGCTTGGAGTTGGCGATACGGCCAAGACGCTCGCCCAGCAACTCACCCAGCAGCGATTCCATGTTCAGGACGCTGTCTGCGTTCAGTTCTGCCGACCAACGAACCCACTCAGAGTCAAATGCAAACGCGCCCAGAGACTTCTGACCAAATGTCACGTCCTTACCAGCGTCATCCGTTGGCTGTGTGCCTTCGGTGTGTGCTTCGGCAGCGACAGTGGTGTCGTCAACGGTTGGGATGTTGAACGGGTTGCCTGCAACGGTGTTGATGACAGTGAAAAACTGGTTGCCATACATTGGGCCAGTTGCAATCATTGCCTTCTCGATGAAGGTCGCCAGTTCAGTTGGAACGGTGAAGCCGCCAGCAGAATTGGTGCCGCCAGTCTGCACGCGGTATTCTTTCAGAACGTTGCGCACTTCCTGATCGACGTAACCTTCGCCGCCGTTGGCAATCATCTCGGCAAACGCCGAACGATAGTCCATCTTGAAGCCTTCATCGACAGCGCGTGCAGAGCCTGCGTCCGCCATTGGTCGACGGGACAGATCAATGCTTTCGCCAGCGCGAAGTGCGGCCTCAACCTTTTGCAGGCGCTCAACCTTCTGACCCAGCTTGTCGTGGTCAGCCATCATGGCGTCAAACTCGCGCTCAATCTCAGCAGCGCGGGCTTCTGGGGTGGTGTCTGTCACTTCCGACAGTTTGGAGCGAGCTTCGGTGGCAATGTTCGCCATCTTCTCCCGCAGTTCGTTAATCTCAGCCATCACGGGCCTCCATCTAAGGGAACTGGTCTGTCATCACGACGATCAGGTCCAAGCACTTGCCCAAGGTGCAGGACAGGGCAGTAACAGCGGGAGCCGCTGCTATTTCGCCAAGCTGGCCTTCATCCGAAGGCGTCGTATCGCTTGGGTTTTGTTTTGCTCATCGCGATACTGCTGCAATGAACGTAAACCGATTTCGGTGCCATCATAAGCCGGTGTGTTCACGATTGACACGTCATAAAGTTGCAAGTCTTGGATCATGCGCTTTGGCATGTCACCGCTGTCGTCCCAAGTCTGCCGCGTTGCCACAAACGCAAACGACATTTTGTCCAGATCGCCGCGCTTCATTTTGGAAACAATCGCTCGGACATCTGGATCGTCAATGTCTAGTTCCGTTTCAATGTAAAGCCCGCGCTCATCCTGCGACAGACGCAAAGTGCCAGACCGCGTGCGCGCCAATGGCAGGCCATCGTGGTTGACCAAGAACACAACGTCATCGTTGCGCTCAAGTGCAGACGTGAATGCACCGGCCTCAATCACTTCTGTGAAAAAGCCGCCGATGTTAGTTTCCTGCCCGAAAACAGCGGCATAACCAGCGACCCGAATCCGGCCATCATCTTCCTGCGGAATTTCGACAGGCTCACCAAGCGCACGGATTTCAGGTTTAACCATCGGGGCCTCCAAACTATGTGGCAAAGATACCACGAGACTAGGGGCCGCGTCTAGTGTCACGGCAGCGCAGCCGGGGTCAACCTTGTCGTCATTCGATAACAGCATCAGGAACCCCCAGGTTTTGCGATCCAATAGGAACCGTTGCGCCCTGTATCATCAGGCTATCGCCTGCTGGCATCGGACTCATGTTCTCAATATCGCGCACTTCGTTCGGTGTGCGGATCCCGTTCTGGATTGTCGTCGCGTGTGCTTCCATGCGGGTCTTGAAGTCGCCGCGCAGAAGGCCGTCAACATTAAACTCGACGTATAGCTTTGATCCGCGCGGGAACAGCTTGAGGTTCAATTCCTGCTCAAACTGCTCAATCCACCGTTTCAGCGTATGCTTGACGAAGTGCAAATCCTGTTGCTCGGTGTTGCTATAGGTGCCGCGCGTCAGGTCTTGCAAAAAAATCGGCGGCACGCTGTAGATGCGCGCGATCTGCTCAATGCTGAAACGCTGCAACTCAATCAACTGCATTTCACTTGGGTTAAAACCGACGGGCTTCAACTCATGCCCCATTGGGATAGCCATGACGGGCTTGCCTTCGCGCGCCAGCTTGGCCGTGGTCTTGGCAACGTCCTCAGACGCACGTTGTGCCGCTGCGCCAGACTGGAACGGGCCTTGCAGCGTCATTGGTGGGATGCCGCCGGATTGAAAGGCCTTGGAACCGTATTTAGTCGCCGCAATGGCCAAGCCAATCGCGTCTTTGTTGGTCATAATCGGGCCGCGAAGGTCAAGCTGGTTGGCTTTGAGCATGTAGCTGATGTCGATGACCTCGGTGGCCTGATACTTGATACCTTTATAGGTATAAATTTTGACCATCTTTGGTCCGTCTTGAACGTGGTCAACGCTCGTGTGGTGCGGGTCCAGCGGCCAAATGTTGGCAACCTGCCCATTGCCTTTGCGCTCAATGTAGCTGACGCAGCGACCTCCGGTGAACACTTGATCGAAAAGATATTTGCGCCACTCAAAAGACGACATTTCATCGTTTGCTACGTCGTGCAGGATGCCAGCAAGCGGGCCTGTCTCAACGCGCTGACGGCCCTTGCTGGTTTTGCGGTAGACGTGCAAGGGCAGGCCAGCCAGCGTGCCGCTGATGAAGTTGACGGCGGCCCATACGGCAGGAACGCCAAGCGCGCTGTCAATCGTGACATTGATGCCGGACTCTGACAAGCCGCCGCCCCAGCCCATAACCTGAAGAAAGTCCTCAGATGAAACTGTCGCGTTCGGGTTCTCAAGAGTACGTTCTTCAGGCTTACGGAAGCGATCAAAGATGCCCATTAGTTCAGGTCCACGCGCATGGTTTCGCGCAATGATACATCAGTCAGGGCCAAATGGAAAGGGTAACGCGAACGCAGCCTTTTCTCCGCAAATCTAAAGGCCAACCGTGGCTTCACGCTTATCAAGCCGTCATCTGGAAGGTCGGATCGTCCCACGGCGACGGCGGCAAAGCAGCGTCCTCTTGCGATTCAGCGCCCAGCGCCATTGCCAGCGCCACAAGCCCGTCGATCTTGCCCGCAGACTTGGCCTTGGTCAGCTTGCGATTGCCCGCAGGATCGCGCTCCACAACAGCGTTGGCCGCGCACATGTTCATGATCGGGTTGCTGCCGTGCAGCAGTTTCCGTTCAGCGACTAGCCGTTCCAGCTTATCGACCGCCGGGGCCATGTCCTTGAAGCCCTGACCGAACGGTGCCATCGGCACCTGCGCGCCGATGATGTCCAACTCGCGCTGGAAGTCGTTGATCCGCCAGCGGTCATACGCCAGCATCTGGATGTCGTATTCCTCAGCCGCCTCCGCAACGTGACGGGCGACGACAGCAGGGATAATAACCGGACCGTCAATCAGCGTCAGGTAACCTTGATCTGCCCAGATGTCATACGGCACCTTGTCCGCCTTCGCCTTCTCACGCAGTCCATCGCTGGGCAGAAAGAACTTTGACACGATGTGGTATTTGTCGCCGTCAGGGAACACCATCACAAACGCGGTCAGATCTCGGCTGGCTGACAGGTCCAGACCTGCGTAGCACATGCCGCCAAGCGGGATGTCGGGCTGTTGGTTGTTGGCCTCCCATTCGGTCCGGTTCAAGAACGGGCTGACGCCCTCGACCCGCTGGTTTAGATACAGCCAACGAAAGCTGGCCTCCTTTGCAGGCAAGCGCGCAGCTTGCTTGGCGAAGTCCTCGACATCCTTCAGGCTGCGAAACTCGCCCATCGCCGGGTTCGCCGCCTTCCACGCCGCGCGATCCATGACCTCGCAGTCCTCTGGTGCGGTGTAGACATGGCTGACGATGCGCGGGTCTTTGGCATTCTTGGCGTCGTCCAGCCAGATCGAAAACAGATCACCGTCCGTTGCCGCCTGCGTGCTGATCGCAATCAACAGCGGATCGTCGTGCGCGCCCTGGGCGGTCTCAATGGCCTCAACGAAAGCATCCGTTGGCCCACGCACCTGACCGACCTCATCAAGGATAGCCAGCACCGGTGACAGGCCGTGTGCCGTGCCAGCCTCCGCGCTGATCGCCTTGTATTCGACTTTCATCGGCAGGCCGACCAGCATCTTCTGCGATGGGATGATGCGAACGATCTTTGACAGGGCTGGCGAAAGCCTGACCATTTTCTCTGCTAGCTTAAAAACTAGACCCGCCTGATCGCGGCTGCGTGCGCCGCTGATGATCAGGCTGTTCTGCCGCGCCTCTGGGCCGACGATGTGCGCAAGCAGGATGCCAGCAATAAGAGCAGACTTGCCGTTTTTTCTTCCGACGCTCAAATAGGCACGGCTGGTGCCGTTCTTGTTGTCGTAAATATCCAAGATAAACCTGCGCTGGAACTCCATCAGCTTCATCGACTGCCCAACCATCTTGCCTTCTGGCACAGGACAGAACTGGGTTATGAAGGCAATGACGCGCTCACCTCGTGTCATGAGGCCTCCACTGCATTTGGGCTGGCCTCAGATAACTCTTGTTGATTTCTTCTTGCCCAGTACAGCTTCATTGACACACGCCGAATCCCGCGACGTATCTTGCCGTCCTCAAGCGCCTTGCTGTTTGGATCAATTAGTAAGGCGTCAATGATAGACTCAAGCTGGTCCGCTTCTTCGTCCTGCAAAAAAAGCGCTCTCATGTTCGCTCCCCTTCTGTTTCTGCAAATGTTTTTTCAGTTGTCTCAAGCGTTGCCTGCTGGCCAGTGAATTCCTGCCAGCGTTTGATGATCACGTCACAATAGCGCGGGTCCAGTTCCATCAGCCGGGCAAGTCGACCGTGCTTCTCGCAGGCAATGGCTGTCGTTCCAGACCCGGCGAAGCTGTCCAGCACCACGTCGCTGCCCTTGGTGTTGTTTAGCATCTGATACTCGAACAGTTCGACCGGCTTCATTGTCGGGTGCTCGCCGTTGCGGCTGGGCTTAGCAAACTCGAGGATGGTTGTTTGCTTTCGGTCTGTTGCCCAAAGGTGCGCTGCGCCCTCCTTCCAGCCGTAGAGGCAAGGCTCGTGCATCCAGTGATAGTCTTGGCGTCCCATGACAAGGCTCGACTTCTTCCAGATCAGGCACTGGCGGATCGGCCATCCGACGTCAGATGCTGCGCCTCGGAAGTTGTAGCCCTCAGAGTCGGCGTGCCAAATGTAAAACACCGCGCCTTTTTTCATCACAGCATCGGCTGCCGAATATGCATCGCGGAGAAACTGACGAAAGGTGTCGTTCGACATGCTGTCGTTCTTGATGGTCAGCTTTTCTTTGGTGCCGCCCTCGTAGGCGACGTTGTATGGCGGGTCGGTGAGCCACATATCCACCAGCTGGCCTTCGCACAGGCTCTCAAGGTGATCGATGCTCGTGCTATCCCCGCACATCAGCCGATGACGCCCTAGCAGCCACACATCGCCCTCTACGGTGACAGGCACGGGCAGGAACCTCAGGCACGGCGTCCTCGTCGGTCAGGCCGTCCGTGCCTTCAGCATTTTGGAGCAGGGCAACAAGTTCATCTTGGCTGAGCCATCAACTCGCCAAAATCTCCGGCCAAGTCCTCCAACTCAACTCGCAACGCGTCCTCGTCCCAGCCCGCGTTCAGCGCCAGCTTGTTGTCGGCAATCACCAACGCCCTGCGCTTGCGGTCATCCAGACCAGCGACGACAATCGCAGGCACCTGATCCATTTTTAATTTGCGTGCAGCAAGCAATCGGCCATGACCGGCGATCAGGTTGTTTGCATCGTCAACCAGCACCGGGTTGGTGAAGCCAAACTCGCGGATGCTGGCGGCAAGCTGTGCCACCTGCGCATCGCTGTGCGTCCGGCTGTTGAGCGCATACGGAATCAAGTCCTCTACGCTGACGATCTTGTGTTCGAAAAATTGCATCAGTTGCTCCGTTGCGGCATTGCGATCTCGGCATCAATGGTCGGTCGTGGTCCGATCGGCATTTGGCTTGTCCTCTAGAGTCGCAAGCGCCAAGGTAACAGCTTCCTGCGCCAAATCAATATCGGACCGCACTGCACTGGCTGCGGCAGATGGCAACCAGCCTGCGACGTATCGCAGACCGGCTTTTTCAAGGGCGCGCGCCTTGCGGGGGCGGGTGAGGGTCATTGGACGCGATCCAGTGCAGTGTCGTGCCACGCGTCAACTGCGATGTCGTCGATGTATGTGTTAGCTACAGCGTCGTGGCAGTTCTGCATGTGACTATCGTGCAATTCCTCGTCCAGGTCGCGCCCGTTGCCCGTGCTGATTTCCCAGATGGCGGTGGCGATTGCAGCGGCGTTCATTTCATATTGCTGTTCGGTCATTGTGTATCTCCGTCGGATAAATTGGTTTGTTCAGGCTGATACAGCTGTGTAATCAATGCCCCATCCGGGAATATACGCAGCGCCAGTTTCAATCAATTTGTCGGCCATCCGTCCACAGTCATTGCGCAATTCAGATTCTGTTGAATTCCAGACCTCCAAAACGATCCCTGAAATCCGCTCAGTTTTTGTGATTGTGTAAACTTTTTCCATTTTGTCTCTCCCGTGGGCTGCGACCATCGCCGCCCGTAGGAATACACTACCGTTCCGCGTTACGCATTGCAATATAATTCGTAACGCGGAACGAATTAATTGACCCCCCTTTTGCGCTGCGTTGTAGTTGGCACGTGCTGTTTGCGTCCACAGGGGTTTTTAGGCATTTGTGTTCGTGAAATTGCATCAGTTGCTCCGTTGCGGCATTGCGATCAAATCATTGTGCGACAGTAGCCCCATGACAGACCGGCTGTCGTTTGTCGCCTGCCCTGTAGCATTGATGGTTCTGGGGTCCGACGCAAGTTGGTTCAGCGACATCGATCGGATCACGGCCATCTGCCTGCGCTCCAACGTATCAACCACCGAGAGCAGCGGGTTGGGAACCAGCGTCCCGCGCTTATTCTGGATCAGCACGCCAGACTTGTCCAAGGTTTCCTGGTGCTGGCGGATGTCCGCTTCCATCCTAACGACCTTGGCAACCAAAAGCAGGTCCATGTCGCGCCAATCCTCGGGTGCGCGCGCGCGCGTGAACTGGTCCCAAATAATCAATTCCTCGTCGCTGCGCAATATGACACCTTGCGGCAGAGGCACATTTGCTGTCGCCCCTTGGAACCCTTCGACCACCGCCGTCGTGCTGTTTTTGTCTGACCGCCGTTTCTGGCTCATGTTATTCTCCAGTTATTTCCGTAAACGCAAAAAATCGATTT